ATGCAATTAAATACATTTGCAGACATAAATTAAAAAATAAAAAAGAAGATTTACTTAAAGCAATACATTATATCGAAATGATAATAGAAAGGGATTACAATGACTAGTTTACAATATTCGTTTACATTTAAAAAAAGTATGTGGCTTTCTCCACTAGAGTTTAAAGATTTATCTCAAGCAAAAGAAATTGCTATTGACTTAGAAACTAGAGATGATGGTATCAGTGAACGTTTAGGAGCTGGTTGGGCTTTAGGTAAAGGATATGTCATTGGTTTTGCTGTCGCTGTTGATGGTTGGCAAGGTTATTATCCATTTAAACATTTTGGTGGTGGCAATATGATTGAATCACAAGTTATTGATTATATGAAAGAAGTTTGTGCATTACCTTGTAGAAAAATATTTCACAATGCTCAATATGATATGGGCTGGCTACAATCTATGGGAATTAAAATTAATGGAGAGATTGTAGATACTATGGTCGCTGCTGCAATCGTAGATGAAAATAGATATGGATATAATTTAAATGCTTTAGCTAAAGATTATTTAGGTGAGATTAAAGCAGAAGTAGATTTAAGAGAAGCTGCTCAAAATCATGGCATTGATCCAAAATCTGAAATGTGGAAATTACCCGCAGAATATGTGGGTTTTTATGCAGAACAGATGCAAGACTTACATTAAAATTATGGCAAGTATTAAAGAATGAAATATTAAAACAGAATTTAACCACTGTTTGGGAAATGGAATCTAAACTTCTTCCTATTTTAATTAAAATTAGACAAAAAGGAATTAGAGTAGATACAGAGAAAGCACATAATTTAATTAAAGTATTTAAAGATCAAGAAAAAGAAATTTTATCTAAAATTAAAAAAATATCAGGAGAAGATTTAGATATATGGGCTCCAAGAAAAATTGGTAAATTATTTGATAAATTAAAAATAGCTTATCCAAGAACTGAAAAGTTAAATGATCCTAGCTTTACACAAAATTGGTTAACTAATTGTTCACATGAAATTGCTAAATTAGTTATTCAAGCAAGAGAAGTTAATAAATTTCATGGAACATTTTTAAATAACATTTTAAAATATAATGTTAAAGGACGTATTCATGCTGAAATTAATCAATTAAGATCAGATAGTGGTGGAACAGTATCTGGTCGTATCTCTATGAACAATCCTAATCTTCAACAAGTTCCTGCTCGTAATAAAGAATTTGGATCAAAGATTAGAAGTTTATTTTTACCAGACGAAGGTTGTGAGTGGGGTTCTTTTGATTATTCACAACAAGAGCCGAGAATGGTGGTGCATTATGCTTCAACTATTGGATATGATGGAACACAAGAGTTAGTTAAAGCTTATGAAAATGCCTCAGCTGACTTTCACCAAACAATAGCAGATATGATTGGTATTGAAAGATCACAAGCTAAAACTATTGGTCTTGGTTTAATGTATGGAATGGGTAATTCTAAACTTGCAGAATCTTTAGGATTATCTAAGGAAGAAGCACAAGGTATAATTGTTAAATACAATCGTAAAGTTCCTTTCCTTAAACAATTAATTAATAAATGTATGGAAAAAGCATCTAAAGAAGGTGCTATTAGAACTAAAAAAGGACGTAAGTGTAGGTTTGATAAATGGGAACCAAAAGACTGGGTTATGACAACTGCTGAACCATTTGAAACAGCTATTGTTAAATTTGGTGGTGCAGATAATATTAAACGTGCTGGTACTTATAAAGCATTAAATCGTTTAATTCAGGGTTCTGCTGCCGATCAAACTAAACAAGCTATGGTTGATTGCCATGAAGCTGGACATACACCATTGTTACAAATTCATGATGAGTTATGTTTTAATATTAAAGATAAAGAAAAAGATGTTGCAATAATTAAAAAGACTATGGAAAATTGTATTGAATTTAAAGTTCCTAGTTTAGTTGATGTAGCAATAGGAAATAGTTGGGGCGATGCTCAATGAAACCCCAACCAGTTAGAAAAAATGGAATTCAATTCAGAAGTAAATTAGAAGCACGATGGTATTTATTTATGAAAAGGCTTCAATGGAATATTGAATATGAGCCTCAAGAAATACCAAAAATAAATGGTTGGATTCCAGATTTTATAATTATAGGAAAAACTAAAAAAATATTAGTAGATGTTAAACCTATTTATTCTTCAGAAGAATGGAATTCTAATCACCCAGATTATAATAAAATATTAAATTCTGGTATTAAAAATACTGAACATGAACTTTTAATATTAGGTGCATCTCTTGATTTAGGAAACAGTTCTTTTGGTATTCTCTATGAACATCTTGAAGATGATAATTCTGTAAATAAACATTTTGAAGAATCTCCTGCAATATTTACAAAATATGGAGGAAATATTGGATTTTTACCAGAAACTTTTAATTGGGTTTGTAGAATTACTAATGAATATGGAAAAATATATGTATATAAAGGTTATAAATTATATGAAAGATTAGAAGAAATGTGGAATGAATGTGGAAGTGAACTTCAATGGAATAAAGATTATTAATCTTTACAATTTTTTAATATATTAGATAATTCTTCACAACGTTTTGGTGTTTGTCTGTGCCATTCAGAATTTAACATGTGTTGTGCTGCAGTTTCGTAATCGTGATTTTGTAATGCATTTAACATCATTTTAAATTTAGATACTCCGCCATATCCTAATTGAAATAACATTTCGACAATAACTCCAAATGCATCTTCACATACTTGAGCACCTGCAAGTAATTGATCTGCTTGGTCAAATGCAATTTGAAAATCTTGTTCAAATAAATTTTCTAATGTTGCAGTATCATAATATTCACCTTCAACAAAAGGATCAGTTTTAGTTATTAAATGACCATAACCAATTGTATCTTTACCTAAACTATCTTTATAAACTCTATTATTAAATCCCTCGTGGGCCTTGATCCGTGCTTTTACATTCTCAAGCATAGATGGTTGCACCTTTAATATCTTTTAAATCATTCTCACGATCTAAAAATTTATACTCTAATTTTTCAATTATAAAATCATTAGTAATTTTTTTACAAATCTTTTCTACATTTAAATTACTACAAGAGTAAACATCAAATTGCATAAGTGCAGGGTTAGTCTCATCCCAGACGTGTAATACAATATGAGAGGTCTCAATGATAACTGCTCCTGTGATACCACGATTACCCACCATGTCTGAATATTTAACGTAAGGACCCATCAGAACTTTCATTCCAATTTCTTTTACAAATTCTTCTAACCAACGCCTAAGAAACTCCTCATCCATAGGAGGATTTATAGCTTCAGCTCTGATGATTAAATGTTTATGAACTAATATTTTATTTTCCACTAGCTCATTGTATAAAATTTATCGACTCTGTCAAACCACTTATCCTCATATTCTTTTAATTTATTTTTATCCATTTTAAATTGTTGATACTGTCTATCTTTGGTACAAATACAAATCAATCCTTGTTCTATCGGTCCATAATTTTTTTTGTGTGCTAATGAGTAAGCTGCTATCTGATAGAAGTAGTCTTCAATCCAATCTTCTTTTTTTAATTTGTTAGATTGTTTAAAGTCTATGATAGTATCTTTACCATCAAAGTTACCCACAAGGTCAGTTGAACCCGCCCATCTACCTTCATATTGTAAATTAATTTCGTTACCATAGACTATTTTAAGTGGCTCTAAGTTATCTATAATCTTATGAGCCATAAGGCGTGATAAAGCACCCTTAGAACTCAAATTAAGGTACCCTATACCATTAATATAGTTCTCTAATACATAATGCATCTCTGTACCCCTTGCTGCGGCCTCTTGTGTGACTAATTGAGCCTCTTGGTAGCCTATACGCTCTCGCCATGCGTCTAATGCGTTCTTTTTGTCTTCTGAGGCTGTTTTAGCAAGGATAGTAGTAACTGAAGGTACTTTTTTATCGCCAACTAGATAAGTCCGTGGGCCGTGGTCATCGTCTCTTGTATATCGAATATAAGGGTATTTATCCTGCCTTTTAATATCAGTTATCAGGAAACTTGTATTTTGACGAATAAGCTTCATAACCCTTAATAAAGGAGTTAGAGGTAATAATCAAATGTTATTTAATTAATCTAAAAGATATTATTATAAAAGTAAGTAATAAAGCTCCCATGCCACCAAGCATAGTCCAAAGCAATTTATCTATTTTTTTATCTGTTTCATCTACTCTTTTTTCTATCTTGTAGACAGCACAGCTCATATTTTTTAAACGAGTATTTACATCTTTTTTCATGTCGTGCATTTTAACATATAAATCTAAAATGTATTCTGTTGTTTTTGATTCAACTATTTTTTTCATTATACTCTACCAAATAATGCTGATGCTTCCGCTGCTTCTGATGGGTTAATAGAACTACCTGTTCCACCCATTCCTCCAGCCATTGATCCACCACTTGCCGCAGGTATTCCTGCTGCAAATATATTTCCAGGATTAGTTGGAGGTGGAGTAATAGGGGAAAAAGATTGTGGTTGCATTTGTTTTACTTTTTTTATTCCTTTTATTGCCATTTCTTCTGGAATAATAGGTGTTTGTAAATTTTGATCAGATCGCACTAAAGTTCCTGCTGTTCCTAATTGTCCAATAGTTGGTCCTTGTGCAGCATTTGATGCAATTTTTCCTGCAATTAAATTTCCAATTGTTGTTGGATTACCAATATCTTGTAAAATACTTGGGTTTTGTTGTATTTCTTTAAATACTGCGGCTTTGGCAGCACTTATATTAAATTTCTCTGCTGCATATTGTATTAAATTTCTATACCAAGATCCTCCATAAAGAGTACCTGTTTGTTCCATTCCTTTTTTAGTTGCAGCTAATTTGGCAAAATTAACAACCCATTTATTAAACTGATCTAATACTTGAGCTTTATTTAAATCTAATGGAGGAAGTGTTTTTTGAACATTTTCTACAAATTTTTTAATATACTGTTGTTGTTCTTGAGAAAACATTTCATTCATAAAATCTGGTTTTTTATTAATTAAATTATTCCATTGTGAAACTACTTTTGCTGGATTAAATACACCATTATCTATAGAATTTGAATAAATTCTTTGTAAAACACCTTGCTGTAATGCTTGGAAATCTGAATTTTGTGAAGCAGTAGCCATATCACTTACATTAAATATTTTTTTTAATCTTTGAATTATTTGAATAGCATCTGGTTTATTACCTATATTATATTGTCCTAAAATTCCATCTATTGCTTTAATAGGAGTAACATCTGGGTCATTAAGAATTTTTTGAATAAATTTTCCTGCTGGATCACTATTAAGTGTATATCCATTACTTGTTATTGGATTTATTCCATAAGTTTGTTGTTTTTCTTTAAAATATTGTCTTGCATTTTTAACCGCTTCTAATGCATTTGGATTATCTCCACTTGCAAATAATGCATTATCTATAGCATCGTCATAAAATTTATCAAATTCTTTTTTAATTCCTATAATATTTGCTCTATCTGTATTAGTAGTTGCAGCATCATAAAAAGAATTAATAGTTTTTCTCATTGTTTCAAATTGATTAAGAGTTGTTGGATTTACATATTTAATAGCACCATCTCCATCTTTAACAGTATAAGAACTTTTTAATTTTTCTATAAATTGATTAATTCTATCTAATGTTTGTACTGTTGCTGGAGTTAAATCTTTACTAACAACAAATCCTCCTTGTTGTAAATTTTTCATAATAGATGCTTTTAAAGTATCTAAATTACTATTTCCTCCAAAATATATTCCATCTTTATTAATTAAATTATAAGCTGTTGTAACTTGGTCTGATTTTTTTTGAAAATTATTTTTAATACTTGCTATTATTTGTTCACCTGCTTGAGAAGCATCATCTAAAGTTATATTTCCTTTATCAAAATTTTCTAATAATTTTTTAGAAGTGGTAGCAATATCTATATTTCTTGTTTTTAAAAAATCCATAGCCGCTTGTTGAGCTTCTGGACCATAATTTCCTTTTGATGCTGACCATAAAGTAGCAATTTGAGATTCATTACCAGCAGCTTCTCCTGCTGTTAAATCAAATCCAAGACCAGATGCTTTAGATGCAACTAATGCTGTTTTATGATCTTGGCTTATATTTAATCGATTAAGAAATGTTTTAAGTTCATTTGAGCTTATTGTATTTGGATCAATTCCAGCAGAAGCTAATGCTGCAGATCCATCTTCTGTTAATGTAGGATTACCATCTAAATCTAATGTATAAAATTTTTTGTTATTTAAAAATTTATTCATAAATGTATTTATTATAGGCCCTAATACAAATTCAGTTCCTGTTCCTAAAGCTGCACTAATAGAAGCTTTTCCAAGATTTACATTTAATGGACCTTCATTTTTTACTCCCAAAGGACCAGATGCAATATCTTGTAATGCAGAAGTAGCTGCAGCACCAGCACCTACTTGTCCA